TGTGGAATTGGAACTAAATCTTCTGGTAATACTGATTCTTTTTGCTCTTCTTTTAGAGATTCTAATCTTTGTTCTATTTTTGAACTTTCTTCATCTTTCTGATCTCTATTAAGAAATGCTGCTCCTAAAGCAAGTGCCCCAGTTCCTAAAGCAGCAAGTTTACCAAACTTTCCTAGTCTAAAACTAGGAACTCTTCCTCCCCTAGGAACTCTTCCTCTAGGTGCTACTCTTCCACCCTTAAATAATCCACCAATAACTTTTGCTGCAATAATTCCACCAATCGTTTGCGCGATGACAGGTAAGTATGTAGCACCAATTCCAAGGAGTGGACCAAGTGCTTTCATTGGATTTCCACTCATTAGAGCCTCAGCCATATTAAATAATGCTAAAGCACGAATAGCACCACCAGCACCACTAAAGAAACTACCAGCATACTTTTTAACAATACCTTTTAGATCTTTTTTACTATCCCCAAGATCTTTTTTACCAATTTTTTTACTACGATCTGAAACTCTCTTACGATATTCTTTAGTCTCGTTTATTCTACGTTCCTTAGTTTTTTTGTAATCTTCTACAATAACTTCTCTAATTTTATCTAAGTTATCATTAATCTGAACTAAATCTAAAGTTAACTTTCCAAAAACAGATACAACTTTTTTAGGGGCATCAATACTATCTTCTACAGTAGATTCTTGTGGTTTTGATATTCTATCTAAAACTTCTTGTGGAGCAGTTCTCTTAGGAATTAAACCACTTACTTTGGTAGATTTTATTGTTATTCTTTTTCCTGGTCTAAATTTAGTTGCACCAGATACAAATTTAGTTGCTTTCTTCTGTTTCTCTGATGATTGATTTTCTTTTTTTTCTTTTAAATCTTTTCTTCTTATTGAAACTTTTTGCTCTTCTTCTACTCTTCTTACAATTATTTTTGTAAGATCATAAAACCTAACAATATAATCGCAAGCTTCTTCAAAGTTTTTTGAACCTTCTGGATCTTTGAAGAATGGTCCACTATTAATAAAATCTTTGTAGTTACTAAGTTTTCCTCCAAAATATCTTAAATTTCCAATTGCCTTTGCATATTCTGGATTTGTTGGTTTAATATAACCAACTTGCATTATTAAGTCAAGATCTTGACCTAAAAATTCTCTCCAATTTTCTTCTGCTACACTTCTGTTTGGACTATATTTTTGCCTTTCTTTCTCCGTAGGATAAGCAGACCAAGAGAATCCAGGGGGAATAATCTTCTGAATTTCCTCCTCGATTCTCTGTTTCTTTAAATTAATAAGATCTTTAGTGTCCATTGATTAAAGACTCTGCTTCCTTGATGACTTTTCTTCTTCTTCCTTAATATGATTTTCAAGTAAAGTTAGATATATATCCCTTTCCCAAGGGATCATATTTTCAATCTCAGTCAATGAATATTTATGATACTGCATCAAGGCAAAATTAATTCTATAAAATGATTCTAAGTCTTCGTGACTTAGCATCAACCGAAAAAACTTGATAACCCTTCTAAAACAATATCAGATTCTACACCAGTTTTTGGATTTTTTACAGTTAAAGTATGTGATAATTTTGGCATAGTATCAAAGAAATTTTCAATACCTTTGAACTGATTAGAATCAAAAGTTTGAAGCCACTCAACTAATTCTTTCTTAGTCACATCAGAAGTGGACCAAGATTCATCTTTCGTATATACCATATCAATACAAGATGCAACAATTTCAAAAGATCTATTGATAGTTTCTTCACTACTATCTGGTTTTGAAAAGTCAAAATTATTATCAACAAATTCTTGAAGTGATGGATACTTCATTTTAATCTTTACATTATCATCAATTTCAATCTCAGATTTATGATCTTTAGGAATTTCAACTTGAATCTCATCAATATTTACAGTAACATCTACTTGTGTTACATCATCATCTGGACAAGTAATTATAAGTTCAACAGACTCACCTACAGATTTTGCACGAATATTTAAAAATAAGTATTCAATATCAAAACTTGGAAGAGTATCTACTTTGATTCCACGACTCAAAATACAATCTTTTAAAATATTTTTAACTGCATTTGTAATTTGAATTGAATCACCACTTTCCATCGCAAGAATTAATACCTTTTCTTCTTTCACAAGAAAAGGTCTATATTTAACTGTTTTCTTATTTGAAGGTAAAGTCAACTCATATAATGGAGTAACAATTTTTGGTAAAGGCATTTAAATACTAAATTCAGATATGATTATTTATCACTAGTTTTGTTGTCCTCTATAAGAATATAAATCGTAATTAAATGTAATAGTTGTTTTTAAAACATCTGTCTGAGAATAAGAAACTGGTAAAGAAATTATATTAGTTGGAAATGCATTTATCAAATCATAAGTTATTTTAGTTTTAATTTCAGGAGATCCTGCAGATCCTTTATCGGAAAGTCTATCAGATTTTTTCCTATAATCTCTTTCAAATTTAGTAATTGTTATATTAGTTTCATATGTTTCTGGATAATTAAATCTTCCATATCTTGGACTTGGAGATCCTTTAAATTCAAAAATACTTTGCATCCAGTTTTCAAAATACTTAATTACATTATAATCAATATTAACATAAAAACTTACATCAATTGGTGGGTATATTCTTCTAACTGGATAAGATTCCGTAATACCCTGTCTATCACCAAAATTTTGTGCAATCTCAAATGAAGTTCCTGGAAGAACTGCTTCATAAGCAAATATATTAATGTCTTTACTACTAACTCCACCATATTCTTTGGTTTCAGGAATATATACACTAAAATAAGTAGTTAATGCTGGCTTTAATTTTCTTGTAACTTCTTCAGTACTGATAAATAACTGATTGTTTGCTACTACCATCTAAATAATTACTGGGTACTATATTATATGTATGAGTTATAAAGGAAAATTCAAACCTACATTTAATGAAAAGTATATTGGAGATCATAAAAATATAATATATAGATCTCTCTGGGAATTGAAGTTTATGAATTATTGTGACAAAAATGAAAACATACTCAAATGGTCCTCTGAAGAAATATGGATTCCATACATATCTCCACTAGATAATAAATGTCATAAATATTTTCCAGACTTTTATATTAAATATAAAGATGCTGATGGTAAACTAAAAGAAAGTCTAATTGAGGTTAAGCCAAAAAGGCAAGTAAATGGTCCAAAAATTAGATCAAAAGTTAATCAAAAGCAACTTGTGGAAATGAGAGAATTCGCCAAAAATCAAGCAAAGTGGAAAGCAGCAGAAGAATTTTGCGCTGATAGAAGATGGGAATTTCAAATTATCACAGAAGATAACCTAGGAGTCTAATGGCATATCAAACTATTTTTGAAGAAATAAAAATTAAATCAAGAGGTCAGTCACAATCTAAAGAATGGTATCGTTCAAATATATTCTTTGCACGTTCAATGAAGTATGAACAAAATCCTAACTCAATGATTACGGATGAAATAAATGATGAAGTTGATGAAATGGGTGGTAGAGATAGAAATATTGTTCGTGCTTTCCCAAGATTATTCAGTTTAATGTTATGGGAATATAGAGCAAAGTGGAGAAGAGAATTACCTTTTTATGATAAATATCCCCTTGCATACATTTTAGACTTTAAACCAAATTCTTTCTTTGCAGTAAATCTACATTATTATTCACCAGAAGAAAGAGTTGGAATTGCTAGAAGTTTAGCAGAAAATAGAATCCCAAGGTTCACTAAAGGAGCTCATAAATACTTGATATCAGAAGTCCGTAGTCCTTACCTAGATTTTGATACTAGAGAATGGGATACTATATGTTTACTACCTGTAGAAGAATTTGTCAGGGATATGAACGGAGTAGAAATTCCAATTCCATCAAATAGAGTCTGGAGATAAAAATGTCAATACCAAAAGGTTGGAAACTTTCTACTACTAGAGAAAATGTAGGAAAGCAAATTTATGAAACAAGAGTAACAGCAAAAACTGCCGCTGGAGGTGTTACTGATTTAATTTTAGAAGTTAACCAAAAAACTGGTGCGATTATATATTATGAAGAAGGATCTGCAGTTTTTGGACTTCGTAGAAACGCAATTTGGGTTCAAAGAGCAGATAATACTTACACAGTTTTAAATGAAGATTTGGTCGTATCTATAGATAGCAGAGCAAGACTTGAATTAGAAAAACTTGTAAAAATAAACGCACCACTTATAGTCAAAGCAAATCCAGATAAAACTGAAAGAGATAATGTACTTAGTCAAAAGTTTTATAGTCCATCAACTCAAGAAATTGAACCAGAAGAAAGAAATGCTGGAGTTGGAACAACTACAACAGATGAAGATGATGGATCATCACAAGACGGAACATCTCCACCAACGCCAACAATACCAGCAATTTTTGATATTACCTCAGATATTTTTCAAGAAGATAAACCATTTAACTCATCTTTTTTAATATACCCTATAGATATCAATTCCAGACAAGACAGAATTGTTATCACCCAAAAAAGATATGAAATTCCAGATGTACTTACAAATGGAAATATAGATACATCTAAAATAACAAATGGAGGATTTTCTGCAGAAAGATTTAAAAGTCAAGAAAGGTCATTAGGATCAGTGATTCTTCCTATGCCAAATGATATATCAGAAACAAGTGTAACTGCTTGGGGAGAGGATAGTCTTTCATCTTTAACGGCACTAATTGGAGGTCGTGCTTTAGGAGCAACTGGTAAATTAGCAAGTGGAAATATTCCAAGTGCTATAGAAGAAATTAAATCTGCATTTTCGGATGCTCTTGGATCTGGTACAGCAGCAAACGAAACCATCAAACAACTTTTAAGCTTAAATGCCGCTGCAGCTTTAGCTAAAAAAGTAAACATAGTTTTAAATCCAGAAGCATTTAGATCAAGAATAACTGGTACTGCAATTAATCCAAACCTTGAATTGCTTTTCCAAGGACCAAAACTAAGAAGTTTTGGATTTCAATTTAAAATGACACCTAGAAGTCAAAAAGAAGCAAGAAATATTCGATATATTCTTAAGTTTTTTAAGAAAGGAATGGCAGCAAAAAGAAACTTTACTGATCCACAAGCAGCTTACTTTTTAGGTGCTCCAAATGTTTTTGACATTCAATTTAAATCAGATTCATCTGGTAAAGAAATAACAAGTATAGGAAAGATTAAAACTTGTGCTCTTCAACAATGCGTAGTTAACTACACTCCTGATGGTTTTTATGCTGCATATCAAGATAGTAAAGCAGGTGGAAGTCAACCAATTTCAGTTTTAATTCAACTTGCATTCACTGAATTAACTCCACTATATAATGATAACTATGATGAATCTATTGATACTGTAGGATATGATTCGTTACAAGATGGTCCATCAGGAAACCCAGAGATAGGAGATTTAACAGAATAAATGACTTATTTCAGAGAAGTATCAGACTTACTTTACCAATCACAACAACCAAATAGAAACTCTTCATACGATTATGTGAGAGTAAAAAATCTTTTTCGCAGAGCAAAGATTCGTGATGACTTCTTTCAAAATTTAGTTGTATTTACAAAATACAAAATTATTGGTGATGAACGTCCAGAACAAGTTGCAGAAAAAGTTTATGGAAGTTCATCGTATGATTGGGTAGTTTTAATTTCAAATAATATCATTAATGTTAGAACAGAATGGACATTATCAGATAGTGAACTAGAGAATTTTTTACTTAGAAAATATACAGATCAAGAATTAACAAACGTTCATCATTACGAAACTTTAACATATTATGATAACTCTGGAAAATTAATAGTCCCCTCTGGAAAAGTTGTAGATCAAGATTTTTCTGTAACTTTCTTTGATGAATCTTTAAATCAAACTATCACAATAAATCCAGTTAAATCAGTTACAAACTATGAATATGAAATTAAAAAAAATGATTTAAAAAGAAACATCTATATTCTAAAAAATATATACTTACAAACAGCAATTGATGATATGAAAGAAATTATGTCTTATAATTTCTCTTCACAGTACATAGATGATAATACAAAAAAGGGAGATAATTTAAGAATTATCTCCCCAAGGTAATCATTCGTCAGCGAGTCGAGCAAAGTAACTCAGAGCATCATCGTCTTCTTCAACTTTACTTGAAGAAAGTGAATTTAGTTCGTTACGAAGATTTTCAGGAACAGGAGGAGCAGATCCACTGTCTTCATCTTCAAAAGACTCATCAACTTTTTGTTGAACTTTTGCTTTACCAAGAACAGTATTCAAACGAGTTTGAAGTTGCTCGTAAGATTTAAACTTTTCAGGATTTACAAAGTCTGAAAGTGAGTAAGACTTCTTCCAGATTGCTTCCATCTCATCATCATCATCAGAAAGAGCTCCAGGAGAATCAAATTCAGATTTGTCGTAGTTCCAATATCCATCTTTCTTTGTGATCTTGACTTTAAAGTTTGCACCATTCCAGAAGTCAAATGGATCAATAGGCTTCTCATCTTCAAACTCAGGTTGCATTGCTGCAGTTACCTTATCAAAGATCTTCTTACCATACTTATAAAGGAAAACTTTACCCTCATTTTCTGGGTGTGCTTTATCTTGAACAACATAAATGTTACTATAATATGAAAGCTTACGCTTACGGTCTCTTACAGTATCTTGATTTGCTTTGCTTCCAGTATTCCAAAGTTCTCGATTTGCTTCACATACAGGACAGTTTTGATTGACTGTGGTCAAACAGTTATCAATCAACCATCCTCCAGTGCTTTGGAAGGCGTGGGTATAAACTTTCGCCCAAGGAAGTTCTTCTCCTTCTGGGGCAGGCAGGAAGCGAATGACGGCGAATCCGTTACCTGCTTTATCAACCTCAGGTTTCCAAAGTCGATCATCGGTGTTATTTCCAGTGGAACTCATCTTCTCAACTTCTTTTACAAGTTTGGAAGTAAGACTTCCTAGAGAAGATTGCTTCTTAAGATTTGAAAAGGACATTAGGATTTTTTGGATTAAATGGATTGTACTAAACTAGTATAACACTAAGTTCCCTTAGTGTCAAGGCTTATACTTTTCTGCATATGTTCGATAGATCGTTTCATAGATTTAAAGATTAAATTCATATCTGCTTTTTCGAATCCTAGTATATTAACTGCTTCTTCGATTTTATTTTTCATTTCAATCGCTTCAGGATCATCAGATAAACTTAATCTCGCATATAATATTCTTTGCTTCTCTAAAAGTTCTGCAAGGAATTCTACGTGCTTAGATTTTTCAGATCTACTCATCTTCGGAAAATATTGAATATTTTTATAAATTTCCGACTGCATTTCTAAAATAGTTTCCATCTCTTTTTTTACAAGATCAGAATCAAAAAAAGACATTTTATTTTTCTCCTATAATATTTTTTAAATATTTCTTAT